AGAATTTTGTTTGTGCATACATAATCAGAACTGCATTTACGGTTGAGTTTCACGGGTATCTTCCAATCCATGTTTGCTAGGTATAAACATGGGTTTGCGACCGACTCCATTATCCTAGCTCCAATTCCATTCGCACAATCCAAGATACAGTCAGTATTGACCATTTTCGACGCGTTATAAACATATTCTAAATAAGACGTATCAGAGTTATTTTCCGAAAACACGTAATGCAACTGCGGGGTTGATACATGAGGTAATATTTGATAAGGGAATTGTGGATGAACGTGTTTGATCCCGCGCACAATGAGTGCGCAAATTTCCGGGCTACTGCTTCTCGAATCATACCCGATATGTATCTTTACGTCGTCAGTTCGCAGTTTACCAATACACCAATCATTTTCCTCTGCAAAAATATGTATGTCTTCCTTGACCGATCTTTCTAGATATTGTTCAATTTCAGTCGAAACCATGTCTCCATGTTCATCCATGATTTTTACGCCATTATCATCACAATGATTATGCGAGGCGGTAATCATAATACCATACGATTTGTATTCACGCGCACACAATCGAGCCATCGCAATACCAATTTGCTCCGCAATCTCCAGAATCCGTTTGTGGTGATCGCGAAATCCAGATGTCCCGTATCGCATGTATATAATATTCATATAAAATATGATTAATCAAACAAATATCACAATTGTGGGGTTTGGTTGGGCTAGTATTGGATTTATCCAAGACATAGACACCCGTAAATATAACGTCACCGTAATATCAGACCATGATTCATTTGTGTATACACCGCTTTTAGCACAAAACGTGAAAAACAATCGTGATATAGCGATTCCTATATCGAGTATAAGCAAACGAGTCCATTTTGAACGTGGACTCGTATCCAACGTTGACTTCAAAAAACAGGTCACTACGACCGACTCTCATAAAACAACACCGTTCCAATATATCATTTTCGCACATGGTTCCGACGTCAATACATTCGGCATACCTGGTGTAAAGGAGAATACTCTTTTTCTGAAAACGATGGAAGATAGCATACGGATACGTGAGCGCATCGAACAATTGGATCATGGATCGACCATCGCCGTCATCGGTTGTGGTTTAGCCGGAACGGAACTGATAGGCACGCTCTTGGATTACAACCGCTACACAGTGCTCGCGGTCGACGCATTAGAGCGCCCTTTAGCAACATTCAGTGAAGATATATCACAACGGGTAATAAAATTATGGGAGCCCGAACAAGTTAAAATGCATTTCAAAAGCTTAGTTTCCAAGATTCATCCAAACTCAATGGATATTAAGAATCAACCAACCGTCAACTTTGATTTAGCGATTTGGTGCGGCGGTATTAAAGCAAACCAACTCTCCCACACCGTCAATCATGCATTGCAGTTAGATTGTTTGCGAGGCATACCGGTAAACGAGCAATTGCGCGTCGCGAATCGCGAGAATATTTTTGCAATTGGCGATTGCGCGTTCTCTGGAAACCCGCCCACTGCACAGGTCGCATATCAACAAGGGAAACATTTAGCGAAACAATTTAACACCAATTTCCAAGATAACCGCACGTTTGCGTTTCACGACAAGGGTCAAATTGGTTATATCGGCAAAGGTGAGAGTGTATATCAATCGTCGACATTCAAAGGAGGTGGAAATCTTGTCTATTATTTCAATAACCTAGTTCACCTATATAATTTCGGTAAAGTGTATGCGAAGAGCAAATGGTGATATTTAGCAATATTTTGAAAATGTAGGTTAAGCGATATTTTTGGTAATTTGAAAAGTATTAAGACAGTGTATAATAATTATGATCAAGCCTAGACATTTTGACTTTATGCGCCCAAAATTAATCGACGTAGTGGAATATGTGCGCGAAGTGCACGATTATAAGATAAAGACGAGACAGTTTTTACAACATACAGGTAAGCACATAATTCAGGAAAAAAATGGATTTCTAATATTAAAAGCAACTGTATCCGGCTTGAAAAAATCAATGGACATTACAAACGCAATATTATTAATATCTAAACAACACGACTGTCCAATTGAAAATTTTGAAATAGATACTGGAAAAATTGATGCATATACATTTAGCAATATTGAAGAGGGTACCCGTAAAATTATTGAGATCGAATACATGACGGATGATGTAATTTTTGAGGAAAAGCGAATGCGAAATATGGAAATACGTGATACATTTGTAACTCGCACATACGACCCGACAGACTGCATAGATGGTATTCCTACAGAGCCCGGTGAGTTTAAGGAGATAGATCAGAGTCTGGTGTATTTAATTAATAAGTAATAAATTTTTCCACCTCCTTTTTTATATTAGATGTGGTAAAAGACAAAATTTGAAAACCAGCAATGCATTTGAAACGATAAAATGGGGGGGGGTAAATATCCAATCTATTTTTTCCGCGATTATTTTTTCTGCAATTATAATTTTAGACATTATATTATATAATATTCAAATGTGCGACTTTGATAACCTCAACAAACTAACACCCTGTTTAATTGAAGATACACAATGCATCCGCAAAATGCATTCATACACAGTAAAAAAGCGGCAATTCTTAGAATCGACGGGCATTCATGTAATTTCAGAAGTGGGAGGTTTTTTAATAAAGCGAGTTATAGTATCTGGGTTAACCCATTCTAAAGATATTACCCAACATATGATCCAATTATTTAAACAGGTCGATTGTCCTTTAGCCGAAATTACGATTGATACTGGACATATCAATAAATATACAGGCCATGATATTGAATGTGGAACGCGTAAAATTATTCAATTTGATTACATGTTTGACGACTCAGTGTCCGAAGAGAAAAAACTTCGTCGTATTGAAATTGATGATAAATATATGGAACGTCAGTTTGATCCCACTGAGTGTTGCGATTCATATCCGTGCGATAAGGAAGACTTTAAAGTTACGGGTTCTAGCGATGTATATATAATTAATAAAGATAAATGCGGTTAGAGCAGACCGAATTTCGTCCACAACAATTACCGCATGTGTTTATAAATTCATATTTAACTATTTATGAACTTATAATCAATAAAAATATAGGCAATCGTATTCGGAGTTTAATCGAAAAACTCATCAGATATGCACTGCACATTCGAATGTGTCGACATAGTATAATTTCTGCGTTTTGCATAATAATTATTAATAATATACAATAGTCAGTAATATGTTTCAAAAGGAGTATTATACCGATAAAACATATTATCCTATTTTCAAAAAGAAAAAAATTTGCCCATATAGCGCAGATTATAATCCGTTTGATATAATTGAAGATGCGGTTCATCGACGTATTCTGCATCCTGATGCGCGCATTGATCGCCCCATCGTCGAAGATACGGGTGTACGAGAGCACTCTGACGGTCGAAGGAGTTTAGATAGCAGCTCAATCGTATTTAATATATATCAAACGGATGAGGGTCGAAAATCTACAAATGAGTTTCCAACGCAAACCAAAGGTAATTCTAGCGACTCACAGAATATTTGCTTCAATATAACAAACAACACATACCCGGCCGATAAAAAATATCACATAAAGAAATCTAAGCGAAGGCGCGGTAAAAAATCTCGCTCTGATCGAGAATATTCAAATGAATCACATACACATGTAGACGATGAATCGCACACGCACGAACCTACCGAAGATTGCGAATATAAAGACGAAACACATACACATGAACCGACCGAAGATAGTGAACATAAAGACGACTTTTCAAAATTAATGAAACATCTCTATAAAGATATAGGCGAACAACTTGAACAGATATTGAAGTATTACGTTCAAGGTAGTGATGAACTAAATGATCTCATCAAATATGATACTTATGCAGATCTAGCCGATAAGCTATACGTGTCTAGATCAGAAAATAATGAACTGTTTGAACAATACAGATTAATTTTAATTGATGCTATAACCGGTGTTAAGAACAATAACGACCGTGAAAAGGCATCTAAATCTGCATATGAAAAACTGCTACAATTATACGAACAATTAAAGTCTGAAAAAGATGAAGCAAGTAATGCAATGAGTGTATCGGAATCATTAGATACAACTGGTATGGTTAAACACGAAATCACCGAATACCTTAAACGTGGATATAAATTGGTTGACGAGAGGGGGTCTATTATTCCACTTAATATGGACGTAATCGCACAAATTCGAAATGAAATTGCATGTAATCGATTATTGGACGAAACCGTTGATGAAGCGTAGCGGAACTGTAGTATTTGAAGCGATGTGTCGACTTCGACTATTGCCCACGGTTCCCCACAAATAAAATAATTGTATTGGATGCAAATCTTGATAAACTCGTCATTGACTTGTGACGAGTCTATATTTAGGCGATAGTCCAAGTTTCATTGGGCGATAACCGAAGGAGTTCATTTTAGAAGACAATGGGATGTCTTCCAAAATATTTACCACTGTTTACCCCCCCCCCTCGACTAGCGCATACGTTTCCAACCAAACTATTTTGAACTGTAATGTTTTACATGGTACAGTTGGTTTTTATGCGTAACATACGTTTTAATAATATATGTTGTAATGTTTCAACGATAATATTTGTAGTTTTTTTCGTCTCGGTTAATTGTATAAATGTCTACAGCATTTTACGTTAGCGCTCTCAACCAGTCTGCCGCCTTGAACGCCGCCGGTGAGTATACCGGTTCGATTGAAGTTCAACAAAGTGTGAACGAGTCTGTCGCCGGAACAATCTCTCTGACTGATGCTCAAGAGGGATTCTTATTCCGAACAACACCCGAAACAGGAACCGGTAATAATCCGCTGTATAATACTGGATTAGAAGATGCCCAAAACTGGACCGCGGTCGCGAAGACAGTAACCTCGAATGCTATCACCAGTGTGGGTGATGACCACACCGCCCCTATGTTGACGGTTGAAAAAGAACTAGCCGCGGCAGTGTTTGGTAGCCCCGAACTGTTTGATCTATTTTCTAATGGAACTGTTATTAACACCTCTATTTCCAATGCCTTCGCCACCATGAATACCGCAGTTCAAAACAACGTGACTACTAATGCATCAAAACAATATGGTAATGCTATGATACGTCAATTTCCTGAACGGTTTGCTCTTAAATATAACGCTACCAGGGCGAGTGTTGCTAATACACGCTCTGTCTATGATGCAGCTGTGATTAAAGGTGTTACCGGAGTTGCCGTAGCAAAGGTCATATTTTCAACAGCTACCAATTTAGTATCAATTACGCCTATTTCGACTACTACTAACACCTTTACTCTTGGCGAAGAGCTTTCTATTACCGACCCCACCGGCAAAACTTCTCTACAAATAACCGTCCCTTCCGGATCTACTCTTTGGACTAGCACCATGCTCACCCAGTTAAATAGCGCTTCTGGAACAACAGTAATTGCTAATGCAAGCGGTCCTGGATCTAGCACAGCGTTCGTAATTGAACCAAACACGAACATTCCCGGAACTTTCACCGGCGTGACCGTGACCCAGAGTGGATCGGGCACCGGTACCGGTGCATTATGCACAATGAAAATTGATACAACGACATCGGCAATCACATCCTTATTCGTCACCACTTCTGGTGCGAATTATGTTAAAAACATCCTAACTACATTCACCAATACAGATACAACACCAGTTGTATGGACAATCCCGGCCACTACGTCTAGTGTAGTCGGCACCAATTCAGTTCAAGCCGCAATACTTAATGGAAATACAGATAGTGCGGATATCGAATTTCCGACGCAAGCGGGTGATGTATTACGGGTTATGTTTACAATCACACCCTTTTCCACTCAAACCGTTGCTAACAGCAGTGCTTTCGCAGTTATGACTTATAAAGCGAATATTAATTATACAGTTGGTGCATTCGGCGCTTAATTTTTCAACCCCAATTTTTAGAGTAAAATCCGTATACAATAACTGAAAAAAACACTATTTTCCTAATTTTATACCCCATGAATTATTTTAGGACACATATAACGGTGTCCTAAAATATCAAACCTCGGTTCACATATATTTTTATAAAAATCCCTTTTAACGAAAATGTAGGCGAAATGCACGAAAACGCAGGTGAAGCGAAGCGAGCAGCTATTCGTCCAAAATATGAAATAATACATTTACAAAAAAAAGGTGGTATAATGTATATGACTCACATCCACGTAAACAAAAATATACGCGTTCACGATACTCTTGTATATATGAAGGAAATACGAAATTACAAAATAAAAAAGCCACAATATTTAGAATCGTCTGGATATATTCGAATTAATGAGCCGAGTGGATTACGGATAACACGCGTTGTCGTATCCGGATTTAATCATATGAAAGAGATAACACATATAATCAAACTGATTGTTGGGCAAGACGACAAACCATTGAACCATATAATAATTGATACAAACCTGTGTAATCAATACACGGAAGGCGATATCGAGCCTGGAACCAAAAAACTAATTCAAATTGATTATATAACCGACGATATAACAACAAAACAAAAAAAAATGTCTGAAAATGCGAAATATGAGAATGTAATCGAGCATATTATCTGCAAATCGGATCATGATAGCAGTGATTCGGATCATGATAGTAGTGATTCGAATGATGATAGTAGTGATTCGGATGATGATAGTAGTGATTCGGAACACGACCATGGACGAAAACACAGGTAAAATCAGCAAAAGTTTCCTTTGTAAATAACATAATTACATATGTTACTTATTTCGTATTATTTTTAATTAATGTATATAGTATACGATGCATAAGGATCGAAATCGTAAACCTCCATGCATAGTCAATACAATCGAACGGCATGAAAATGTTCATGAATATGTGATTAAAAGCAAGCAGTTTCTAGAATCAAATGGAATAGTTACCATAACCGAACCAAACGGAATTACTCTAGTTAAAGCAGTCGTTTCCGGCCGTGAAAAAATGAAGGACGTCACCGCGATTATCAAACTTATTTTGAAACAAAATGAATGTCCATGTGACTCGATCACAATTGATACCGGCCTGCTGAATCGATATACCGACGGCGATATTGAATGTGGGACACAAAAAATCATCGAAATTGAATATATGACCAACGACCATGTTACGGAGAATAAAAAGGTTCGCCAGATTAAAGAATGCGACATAGTTGAACATGGTCGCCATCCCAAATGTGGTCGTCCACTCAAATGCGATCACCATCCCAAACATGATCACCATCCCAAACATGATTGTATTCCCAAACATGATCATCATCCAAAACATGATTGTATTCCCAAATGTGACCACCATCCCAACCATGATCACCATCCAAAACATGATTGTATTCCCAAATGTGACCACCATCCCAACCATGATCATCATCCAAAACATGATTGTATTCACAAACATGATCACCATCCCAAACACGATTGTATTCACAAACATGATCACCATCCAAGCCATGACCATCATCCAAACCATCACCACCATCCAAGCCATGATCACCACCATCCAAGCCATGATCACCATCCCAAACACGATTGTATTCACAAACATGATCATCCCAAACACGATTGTATTCACAAACATGATCACCACCCAAAACACGATCACCATCCAAAACATGATTGTATTCACAAACATGATCACCACCCAAAACATGATTGTATTCCCAAACATGATTGTATTCCCAAACATGATTGTATTCCCAAACACGATCATCCCAAACACGATTGTATTCCCAAACACGATCACCATCCCAAACACGATCATCATCCCAAACACGATCATCATCCCAAACACGATCATCATCCCAAACATGATCATCATCCAAAACACGATCATCATCCCAAACACGATCATCATCCCAAACGTGATTGCCGCCCCAAACATCGCGACCGAAAAGAAAGGAAACACTGTGAATGTAACCACAAAGCGAAATGCCCAAAAATTCCAGCAAATACAAACTTTAGTAGTAACATATTGTTTCCATTATACCCAATACATTGTCCGACCAAGTATTGCGGCAAAATATACAGCCAATTATATCCGATACAAGGTTCATTTGCAGAATCTATATCACCCGACCTGATATGTGATAAAACTTGCAAAAATCATAAACACAATTAGATCAGTATACAACACAGTTATATACTGACTTGGATTCAGAAATGTATTATGCCGGATGTATAGCATTCAGGCCGGACACCAAATCTGGATTTTTCAACATCTCATTCACCTCGCGATTGTAATTATCCAATGTGGTCAAATACGCCGAACGGTTTACCCACGGCATAATCTTCACACGATAACCCAATTTTTGCACCGCCTTGAAAACCATACGTTCGTAACTGTGTTCAATCATATTATCCGCATGACCCTTGTGCCCAGCGCCCCATGTAATATTATTCGGATAAATACGTTCACGCGAACGGTGTGTGCGAAAAAAACGAAACACTTCGTAAACATTCTGCCCCACATCTTTCAACATTCGACCGCCATAGAATGATTTTACCCATACTGCATCAAACGACGTTGTCGTATTTAATAAATTATACATAGAGGCGTCGCCATATAACTTTTCCGCAATCGCACGATTCGACACAAAACAGTTACCCTCGGGGAACAAACAATTCTTGGACTGATATTCGCAATATCGATCCCAATCATTCACATACAATGAATTCCCCAAGTTCCACCTACAAGTCACATTTTTGGGTTCAATAAAATGTTCCTTGTAAATAATATTCGCATAATCTCCCATGAAAATAAGTGGTGGGACAAATATACCGATCTGTTCATCCGTCTGCATTATACGCGCAATCTGCGCCATATTCAGCAATAATGGTTCCCAATACGCCTTGCGCATAGATTCATCTTGTTTAGAATGCAAAAATAAAATATATTTATAATCAAACGACTGTTTCTTCAAAAAATCGACGCAAATATATTTCCCGCCAATATCCATGCCCACGTTCGATACATGGATTGCCGCCATATTGTCGTATTTCGGTATGTTCAATTCATTTCCGACACTGAATGTGACTACAATAAAAGAGCAATGCAACGCTATCACATTCAGATAATTTGAATAAAAATACTCGAATTTGTCTATATTGTAGCAATGCAAATGTGCGACGATATTATGATTAGTATAGCTCAATGTATTCCGATTCGAAACAATCGTATATTTAAGTGGTGTTTTGGGGGTAGAAATACCCAACAAATATTTGTGAAACAAATGCGGAAAATTCGTATATAACACCTTCTGTTTTTCAAGATCAACGGCAAGTTGCAGTCTATCCTCCTCTGTTTGAAAATATTTTCGATCCTGGTAAACGCCATATGTATCATAATGTAATTTTGCGCGAATTTCACTGCTGCATATGCTTGCTATATCCGGATTCAAAGTTACATAATCTTTCCAATTAAAATCATCGGGGACATGCTGAAATTTTGCAATATACGGTAACCCATCTTTCACCCCAAACAAATCATAGTGTAATTTAGCAGTTATTTCATTTCGAGAATATTGCACTGGTATGGAGTCGTTCAATTCCAAATACATTTTCCAGTCAAAATCATTTGGCGTATGTCGCAATTTATAAATCCGACCCTCATTTTGACCGGTCATATAATAATGAATCTTTGCGAAAAACTCACTATTATTGCAGGCCTTCACGTCGGTATTCAATTCCAAATATGTTTTCCATTCAAAATCATCGGGTATCGCGTCTGCGGGAACACAATAACGGTATTTTAGCTGGCGTCCAGTATTCTCATAATGGATTTTACATTGTAATTCGGTTAGACATTTTGCTTTCACGTCTGGATTCAATTCTCTATACGCATTCCAATCAAACTCACATGGGATATGTTCAAACGTATATCGGTATGGTAATTTATTGGCTCGGCCATATGCATGAAAATGTGATAAAGCCGATATTTCACATACAAGTGACGCCCCGTAAGTGGGATTCAAATCGCGATAAACTGTCCAGTCAAAATCATCCGGTATTCCCACTTGCTGTCGTTTGTATTTTCTAGATTCAGAATAACCGTGCATTTCATAATGCATCATCGCTGTAGCCCGAGTCTTACAAACATGATGAACATCTGGGTTCAGCGACAAGTATACTTTCCAATCAAAGTCGACCGGTATATGTTTTACGGAATATCGGCGGCTCTGAGCGTGTCCTTCATATAAATAATGCTGTGTTGCGGCATCTTCTGAATTATACACTTCTCGCACATCGTCGTTGAGATCGACATATACTCTCCAATCAAAATCTGCGGGTAGTTTCTTCAAAGGTGCTGGATGTGACGGTTTTATAAATTGCATCATATAACTATATTTTCAGACGAACAGATATAGTTGTATTCGAAAATTATTACTCATTTTAGACTCATTTTTACTAAACTAAATGCGCAATCATATAATATATCCTTTAAAATTGAACGGAT